ACATTATGCGAAGCCATGGATAAGAACCCCTGAGCCAAGAGGCTCACATCGCTCATAGCGTCCTGGGCGTCCTGCTGCTATCCGGCACGATGGTTACTCGTGTCGAGAACGCATCCCCCCGCGTCGGCGATGTCGCTGCGCGCCCTCGCTCAATCGCCGTCGCCGGGTCAACTGACGGACTGGTGATCAAGCCTCGCGTGCTGTTGCCGCTGGCATAAGTCGGTGGCATCCGCGTGTCGTCGAAATAGCCGTTGTTCACAACGTCCATGCAGAACTCGAACGTCGTGTGCATCCGCGTGACCTGTTGCGTGTAACACTGGCAGACCATCACCCGGCCATTGTACGTGCCCAGCGGAATTCGCCGCTCAGGAGCCTTGCCGATCAAGTTCGGGTCCGAGCTGGCCGCACACACCGGCCGAGGGAAATCCCTGGGCTTGTTCAGATCGTCATAGCGCGGCGCCGAGGCCACCAGATCGGGAACCCTGGGCGACATATCACCCAAGAACTCATCGGTCGATTTCGCCCCACTAGAGGCCCTGGGGGCTGCCTGAACAGCATTTCCAGCCCCAGGCAGAACACCCGCTGACGCCTCAGCCGCCTGACTCCTCGCAAGAGCCGCTTCTTTCTCCTCATCACCCTGTTGCATGGCGGTCACGACCAGCCCAACAAGCACACCGATCGGAATCAACATCAGCGCGATGATCAGCGGGATTTTCTTCATGTAGCTGGGCGTGATCGGCTTGTGCGTGTGCACCGTCGACGACTTGTAGACGCCGAAATACGCCTTATCCAGCGTGACCCGCTCTTCCTGGGCCTGCTTGAAGTTGCTGCGCCGCTCCGGGTTGTCGATGCAGAACTCGTACTCATGTCGGAAGATGCCTTTCTCCCGACCATAGGGCCGAATGAAGTTGATGTGCTTGCCGACCAGCTTGCGCACTGGCGTGCACAGCAAGCTGGGATGCTGAGTGATCAAGTGAATGTCCAGGCCCTGGTGCCGGTGCGTCTCGAAGCGCGTGACTTTCTCCGGGCGCGCCCTGGAGCCATCGTTACCGAACACACGTTGCGCTTCGTCGATCACGATCACCGAGCCATCAGGCAGGTTGTACCACTCCTCAGGCGTATCGAACTCAACCCACTTCGACTTGAGCCGGTCAAGTTTCATATCCGGGATGCCGTAGTAGTAGATCGTCCTGGGCGGCAGGTCTGGATTGTCCGGGTCCTTGTGCAACCGCTTGGTCGGGTCGTCCGGGTCCGGCTGGTGTTCAATGTCGATTTCCCGAATCGCGTTCAGGGTCTTGCCAGCCCCTGGCAGGCCGGTGCGTAGATAGAGCATATCGGTCCCCTCCTCGCTTACTTCGGCCCGGTCCAGCGCATGCCGGACTTGCCGCCAGACTTGTCCATACCCCACAGCACGGCACGGGCGATGTACGCGGAGAACAGGATGTTGATGCACACGTCCACTTGCAGAAGCCCCAGGACTTGAAGCCACTGCGCAGGCACGCCACCCAGGTTGCTGAATACGTAGTCCTTGGCCTGATCCATCACCGCCTTGACGCCGACGAAGGCAACAGCGGTGAACCCCAAGCCGCGTAGCAGCTTCCAACCCAGCGGGATCAGCGACCAGCCGATGGCCCGCAGTAGTACCCCGATCAGTAACGGCATCAGTTCAACCCTCGCGCAATGATTTCAGCCGCGGCGCGCATGGCGAACGCGACCAGCAGATACCCGAACCACTGGAGATACGTGCACAGATCGGACGACACGCTACTGAGCGACACCGTCTGAGTACTGCCGAACCAGGGGAACGAGAAGTCAGGAATAACCGGGCAGGCCTTGGAGAAACGCCCACTTGTGTCAAGCAGTCTCGACAGGTCATGGGTGTTCTCGCCGGTGGCCTTGATGGGTTCGTACTCAGGCCCGGAAAACTCGCCGGCCAGCGTGTTTTTCAGGTCCTGAATCTTCTTATCATCGACCGTGCGGAACTCTTCATCCGCGCAGCGTGCGAGCTTTTCCTGGCGAACGATGGCGCACTGGATTGCGTCGCCGTTGCACTGAATCGCCACCTTGCAGTCACCGTCGCCGGAGATCGAGGAGCCAGTGCCTTGGCATTTATTCGGGTCCTTGGCCGGGTCACACTGCCCGCTTCCGCCGCCACCAGTACCTTGGCACTTGTTGGGGTCCTTGGCTGGATCGCACTGCCCGCTTCCACCGCCACCAGAGCCTTGGCACTTGTTGGGGTCCTTAGCTGGATCGCACTGCCCATCTCCCCCGCCGGTCCCACCGTCACCGCCGCCCGTTCCGCCATCACCGCCACCGCCTGTACCGCCATCGCCGCCACCGCCGCCACCAGTTCCTCCGCCATCACCACCAGGGTCTTTCGGGTCGGTCGGGTCCGTGGGATCGGTCGGCGTCTTCACGCACGTGGTGCCTGACCAGCTGTAGCCCTTCGGACAGCCCGGGTCATTCGGGTCCGGATTAGGGTCGGGATCAGGCGTGGACGGATCGTCGAGCGAAGGACCGGTCGCGCCCAAATTGCCTGAATCCGCAGAACAGTTCTGGCCGTTTGTCTTGAGCAGGTAGTTACAAAAACCTTCGGTTTCAGACCCCGGCGAGCGGAAACACTTCTGAGGCCGAGAACTATCAGCCTCATAAGCGCACCCATTCAAACAGCCAGACGGCGGAGAACTAGGAACCGTGTTTTTTCCATTAATTACAATAATTGGATAGTTGGAACTCCTGAACAGATTCGGTGTTCCAGACTCGCACTCAGGCGGCGGAGTTTTGCACATGCGAGCATCTTCGTCGTACTTGCCATTATCAGGGCACTCCGTGCCACGCAAGGATGCATACATGACTTCCCAATAAAGACCATTCCCGGAATACTTACAGGCAACCGACTCTCTAGATATAACTTCTATTTTTCTAGACCAGTTCGTAGAAATAAACGTATAACCCCACTCACAAGCAGAATACGGGTCAGGGAACGCCCTGGAAGCCTGCCCAGGCGGACTAACCCGCCACTGATAATATTCAGCACTAGCGCCCTGAGCAAAGAATAGCGAGGGCAATAAGCACGCCATAAAAAGCGATATCTTCAGGGCTGATATACATTTCTTAATCCTCATTTATCCTTTCTCCGGGCAATAAAAAAGCCGGGGCGGAGTGACCGCCACCGGCTTGACTGAGGGTCGATTAGGTCCCTGCGCGCTGGGCTTTCTTGGCAGCGCCGATCAGGGCGACCAGACCGAACATGGCACCGGTCACAGCCGCCGCAGCAGTCAGGCCGCCCGCGATATAGGCCAAGGCCTTGGTGGTGTCGATATCGCCCTCAGCGGCCATCGAGAGGCCGGACGTCATCAGCAACGAGCCACCGATAACGGCTTCACGCTTGCCCAGGGAGAACAGTTGTTTCAGTTGTTTCATGGAACTTACTCCTAGTGTGGAATTGATGTGCGCATCTTCTTAAACACCCAGACCGCGACAAACAACGTCAACAGCCCGCCGGTAATTTGAGCCTTCTGCGCAATTGTCATTGCAGGAGTCAGAAACTCCCGCATTTCCTGGACCGTAAAAGTCTTCATTTGGCCCTGGCAGATAGTTGAACCATCTTCCCTAGCCAACCAAACACCGTCACAGCCCAAAAAATTCATGCTTATCCCCTACCCGTCCTTTTTCGCCGAAAAAGGCCGGGGCCCTTAAGCGGCTTTCTCCTGAACGGCTTGAAGTTTCAACGGCATGCCATCGCCCGACAGCCAATAATCGAATCCGGCGTTACCGGACTTACTCGCCCAGGCCTGGATAAATACCGGGACGGACACAGTTTTGCCCTTCTCCATCTTCCAGACATTATTGAGCCCGCCATCCATATGCCGCTTCGAAATACGGACCTGGACAACCTTGGTTTCCGGCATGCCGAACTTATTGGTTTGCTCAACCTGGACGAGCACCGAGTGTTCAACAATCTGCGAAGGACCGTTGGCGGTATTGACGTTGCGAGTATCGGAGTAATAGCCCTGGCACAGGCCGATGAGAGCGAGCATATGATTTACCTCAGGGGTTCAACTTGTGGGCTTGTGCCCGGTTCACGAAATGCCCATGCGGGCGGCGTCACGCTCCGGCGCCGGAACGTCTTGAAGTCTCGGTTGATGCGCTGCCGGCGAACGGCCTCGGCGGCCTGTTCCTGGACGACTCGGCGCATGACCAGGTCCAGGACCTGGCGCACCAGGTGCTCGTCCTGGACGAGGTGGGAAAGTTCTTGCTCCAGGTCCCAGCGGAGCGACTGGTGGGCCACCTTATCCATCGCTGCGCGCCCACACGCCCAGGGCGTGAATCAGGGTGGCGGCACCGGCGAGCAGCGCGAGGGCCTGTAGAGTCGGAGCGAGCACGTCAGACCTCATCCTGCTGATCACAATGCTCATCCCAACGCCACAGTTCGAGTTCCTGATAGCACGCCGGACAGGCAAAAAGGGTGGGCTCACCCTGCTCAAACTCAACACCATCGACCACGCCAAATTCACCGCAGTAGCTGCATGGACGCTCAGATTGAATACACATATCAGGCGGCCTCCACGGTCGGCTCGACGTACCAGTCGGGGCGCTGGGCGCTGAAATCGACTTGCACGAACCGCAGCAGCGGCACAACGTTGTTCGCTCGCTCCCCGTGAAGTTTCTGCAAGGCCGCCTTGGAAAGACCCGCCTCACACAAGTCAGAGACATGGCGGTAGAACGTCCGGCGAGCCATCGAATCCATGGTCTCCTGCCAGCCGTAGTCCTTGAGGCTGCGATACGTCCGGAACAGGTTCCGGGCATAGCTATCATCTGGCTTACCAGGGATGAAGACCGAGGGAACGACAACTCCCGCCTCTTCGCGTTGCTTGGTATACCGGCCCTTGCCTTCTTTGGTGAACTTCTCTAGCAGTGCGGCCAGCACTTTTTCATCATCAATTACGCTCATCTGGATACCCTCAAAGGCCGCGAACAAATCGCCTGTAACCGCCTGCCAGCACTCTTGGATCAAACAGCGACCCTCCCCCGAAAGCTGCTGCTGGTACGCGATCAAGTCATTCAGCCGGGACGGAATGCCCCGACGCTCAAGCCAGCGGTGCATCACCGTGGCTTCCATGCGGAGCAGGTAGCGCACCCACTCCTGCAACCGTGGGTCAGACATGACCCGAGCAGACCGAGCGGCCGACAGATCGGCCCGCCCTGCCCGCTTCAATTCGTCCAACTGAGCCTGAAACTCGGTGTGCTTGAGATACGCCTTCAGGCGCTTTAGGCGGGATTCTTTCGCGCCCCAGTACGCGGACGTCTGGTAGTTGTCGCCGCGACTCTTGGTATGGCCGTTGCTGACGTTGGTCAGCGCCTGGATGACCTGGAGCGCGGTGCGCTCATCCGGCAACCGGCTGGAATACGTGCAATCCAGGGCGTAGACCTGAGTCGCCGGAACATCGAGCTTGGCGAACAGGTCGGGATACGTGGCGTGTAGCCACTTAAACATCACCTCGGCCCCCTTCTGGATACAGGTCGGACCGAACACGTTGTGCCCCTGGAGCAACTTCGCCGGGCTGGCTTTCAGCTCTACGCCGGGCATCAGACGCTTGCCCAGCGACTGGTGAAAAACCTTGAACGCAAGCGGCGTGAAGCCCGTGCTCAGCGACTCCCAAACATGCCGCAGGTAGTCGGCCTGTAGCTCTCCGCCCTCCCCTCGACTGATCTGACCCTGGAGCGGCACGCCTAGGCTCTCCAGATCAACGACATGCACCGGGTCCGCACGCCCTTCCACCCCGAGCAGTTCGATGTGCTCGAGACGGAAAGGAACGAAGAGGTGCAACTTGTCGAGCATGGAAAACCTGTCAAGCCCCTACAAAGGAGCCATTAAGGTATCCCTAGTGATACTTACGAGTCAATACAGAACAGATACCATGAAGTATCCCTTTGGACTCTAACGATTCTGACGAGGCTTAAGCTCGCATGCACCGAAGACACACAAGCGACGATTCAATAATGAGCATCGCCGATAGCATAAAGAAAGCTAGAAAAATCAAAGGCTTGACGCAGGCTCAGGCGGCGGAGCTTTGTGGGATAAGCCTAGTCAGTTACAAGCGGTATGAGGGTGGCAAGAATGCACCCCGTGCGGATCAGTTAGTGAAGCTTGCTCAAGGGCTGCAAATCTCAAGCGACGAGATAGTCATGGAGTCTGAAGACCGGTCCGTATCCGAGGAGTTCCGTTCAATATTCAAGAGGATAGAGTCCCTACCAGAAGAGGACCGGGCACGAATCAAAATGGCACTAAAGGGCCTGCTGCTAGCCATCGATCACGAGAGGCTAGGCAACTGA